CCGCCGCAGGTGCAAGCGTTGGTGGCTTCGCAGAAGCAGCAGATCATGCAGCTGATGCAGCAGGGCCAAGCGATGCAGAAGCAGCTTCAGGACATGACGGCGGATCGTATGATCATGGCCGACAAGAACCAGAAGGACTTCGAGGCCAAGGTGCTGGCTGTCCTGCAGAAGGCCATGGCGGCGGATGCCAAGGCGCAGTCCGATACGTTCGATCGCACCATGGAAGCCTTCCGATACCTGGATGAAAGTCAGCGGCAGCCCGAAAATCCGGAGCAGCCGCAATAACTCCCGTATGACGGAGAACTGACGGGCAACCATTCCCGCGTCCTTTTTCAGAGACGCGGGAAATGCCGGATAGCAGCGCACTCGACATGGCGGCCGGTCAGAAGACCGGACCTTCACTTTCCGCCACTAGTGACATGCCGGCCATTCCGGCAACTCCCGAACCCGAGACTGCGGACGGTCATCCGCAGGATGAAGCCGCGCCACAAGGCGAAACACCGGACGCATCGGCCGCGCCCGAAACTGACGGCAGCGACACCGCCGCGAACCCCGAGAAGGTCAAGCCTCCGAAGGGCGTTCAGAAGCGTATCGATGAGCTGACTCGTGAGAAGCGAGAAGCGGAACGCAAGGCGACCGAGGAAGCCCAGAAACGGGCCGAATTGGAGCGTCAACTTGCCGAGCGTCAACGCGCAGACGTCCAGCCCGTACAGGATGACCGCCCCAACCGGGACGAGTTCGATGATCCCGATGCCTACACCCAGGCCCTGACCGAATGGTCAGCGCGCAAAGCGGTGCAGGAGGATCGCATCCAACGGGCCGAGTCCGAGCAGAAGGCGCGTGTCCAGGAGAGTTACGCGAAGGTCACCAAGGACTGGAACGAGGGCCGGGAAAAGGCGCTCGAAAAGTACCCCGATTATGTTGAGGTGGCGGAAAACGATCAGTTGCCGATTGCGCAACACGTCGGTTTCGCGCTGCTGAGCCATGAGAACGGGCATGACATCGCGTACTATCTTGGCAAGCATCCCGACGAAGCTGCGCGTCTTTCCGCCTTATCCCCCTTGCAGTCAGCGCTCGCAATCGGAGCGCTTGGTATGCGGCTTTCCCAGCAGGAAAAGCCCGAAGTTTCCCGAGCACCCGCGCCGGCAAAACCGATCGGTGCGCGTGGTTCGGTGACCAAAACCCCCGAAAGCGAGTCGATGGCCGAGTACGCCGCACGCCGCAATGCGGAACTCCGCAAGGCCGCGCGCTAACGACCCTTTTTCGGAGTGAATGACCATGACTGACGTCGCCACCAACACCCTGCTTACCCCGTCCATCATCTCCAAGGAAACCTTGGTGATGCTGGAGAACAACCTCGTCGCCGCCGGCAAGGTGAATCGCCAGTTCGAGAACCAGTTCGTCAAGATCGGTTCGTCGCTGACGGTTCGCAAACCGAACCAGTTCGCCGTGTCCAGCGGTCCTGCACTGAACGTGCAGAACGTGGTGGAACCGTCCACCAGCATCACGATCAGCAACCAGAAGCACGTCGATTTCTCGTTCTCCAGCGTGGAACTGACGCTGACCATCGAGGAATTCAGCGAGCGATACCTGAAGCCGGGTGCATCGCAGCTCGCCAATCAGCTTGATTACGACGTGATCGGCAACTGGTCGCAGATCAACAACGAAGTCGGGACGCCCGGCACCGTGCCGGCCAACTTCGCCGCGCTCGCCGCGGTGGGTCAGCGCATGGATGAAGGGGCGGTCCCGCAGGACGGGCGATGCTTGATCCTGAACCCCGCTGCGTACTGGTCGATGGCGAACGGCCTGACCACGCTATATGTGAACAAGGTCGCGGAGCCGGCGCTGAAGGGCTACCTCGCCAACATCGCCAACTTCGAAATCTACATGGATCAGAATATCCAGGCGCAGACGGTGGGCGCCTATGCGGGCACGCCGACGGTGAACGGTGCGAGCCAGACAGGATCGAGCCTGGTCACGGCGGGTTGGACGGCCAGCATTGCCGACCTGCTGAACGTGGGCGACACTTTCACCATCGCGGGCGTGTTCGCGGTGAACCCGCGCAGCAAGCAGTCCACCACGCACCTGCAGCAATTCGTGGTGACCGCTCAAGCGTCGTCCAGTGCGGGTGGTGCGTCCACTCTGTCGATTTACCCGGCCATCACCCCGACCGGCGCCTACCAGAACGTCACGGCGTCGCCGGCCAATGGTGCGGCCATCACGGTCGTGGGTACGGCGAACACGTCGTATGCGCAGAACCTCGCGTTCACGCGCGACTGTATCGGTCTGGTGACCGTGCCGCTGGAGCTTCCGGAAGGCGTGGATTTCAAGGCGCGCGAGACCTACAAAAACATCTCGATGCGCATCATTCGTGCCTACGACATCAACAACGATGTGTTCCCGTGCCGCATGGACATCCTCTACGGCACCACCTGCTTCTACCCGGAGTTGGGCTGCCGCCTGACGAACTAAATGCAGTGGTTGAGGCTGGCGGTTACCTCGGCCGCCAGCCTCTTTTTCGAGGTGAGCCATGCGGCAAGCGCTGTATCAGGTTTGGGTTTTGGATCGGAAGAACCGACAGCTTCCGGTGGGTCCGCGTGTGCTTAAACCGGCGGCGGAAAGGTTCGCCGATGCCATCGCCATGCAGATCCGCGCGGGCAGGGAAAAGGACTGGCACGACCCGATAGTGTTGGAGGCGATCTGATGTTTTCCGAATACCCGAAGATGATGGTTCATCCTGGCTCACAGAATGCCGTGCTGGGTTTTGGACCGCGCGAGGGCCATCCGACGACGTTCCCGCCCGTGTTCGTGAATACGGCGGACCAGGAAGCTCAATACGAGGCCAAGGGGTACATCGCGAAGGGCGGCAATGTCGATCATTCGTCGCACGAGCCACGAGGCTACAAGTTCCACGAATATCCAAAATGGGTAAACGGCACGCTGGTGCGGAGCGTGGATGAAGAATCGGCGTTGCATGGCGCATCCTCTAAGGTGAATGCCGAAGCCGCGTCGATTGCCCCGAAGCGTCGCGGACGTCCGCCCAAGGTGCACGCATGACGCTGCGCCCACTCGGACAACGCATCGTCGTCCGTCCGGTGGCGATGGAGACAATGACGGGCTTTGGATTCCTGCTTCCCGAAGGTGTCGATGAAGGATTCGATTCGGGCGTGGTGATTGCCAAGGGCGACAAGGTAGGCGACTACCTGCGCGAAGGAACGCGTGTTCTGCACAGCCGCAACGGCGTCCAGCACATTCATCACAACGGGGAGGCGCTAGTGGCTCTCTCCGAAATGAGCGTGCTGTGCGCCATCGACGACTTCAACGTGATGGACGACTCCTGACATGTCTACCGCGCGCGACCTGATTCAGGCTGCACTGGAAGAACTCGGTGTCTACGCGCCCGGAGAAACGCTCACGGAAGCCGACGCAGCGCGTGGCCTATGGTCACTTAATGCCATGCTGGACTCGTGGTCGAACGAGAACCTGTTCTGCTACGCGATCCAGGAATTCACGGTTCCACTGGTCATCGGCCAGAACCAGTACACCATCGGACCTAGCGGGCAGGTCAATGGTGTACGACCCCTGCGTGCCATCACTGGACTCGGCGCCGCCTATGTGGTGGACGGGAGCCAGAACCGCTATCCGGTCGATGTCATCGAGCGCGATCAGTGGAACCGCATCGGATTGCTGACGGCGAACAGCCAGATCCCCACGCGCATCTTCTACGACCCGCAATTCCCGTTGGGCATTCTCAACGTGTTTCCGATGCCTGCAGCTTCCTACAACCTGTATTTCGATGCCTACCTACAGCTTTCTGACTTCGGTTCGTTGACGACAGTCTTGACACTTCCCCCGGGTTATCAAGATGCGATCCAACACAATCTGGCGATTCGCCTGAAGCCGTTCTTCGTCACCGGCCAGATCGATCCGATCATCATCGAGCTTGCGAGCCAGACGAAAGCGGCGGTCAAGCGCACGAACATCAAGCAGTCGCCGGCATCGTATGACGCCAGCATCATTTCGCGCGCCACGCCGACGTACAACATCTTCCGCGATTCGAGTAACTCGACCTGATGGACACGCCTTTCTTCGGAGGCAGCTCGGAAGGCTGGTCATCGAACCTGTCGAACAGCCGATGCATGAACCTGTACCCGGAACTCGTGGAGACGAAGGACGGGAAGCAAGTCGGCGGCTTCTATTCAACCCCGGGTTTGAAACAGTGGGCGACCGTCGCCAATGGCGGGAAAGGCATCGTCCGGGGCCTGCATTACGTTTCGGCCAAAAACATCCTGCTGGTGGTCTGCGGCAACACCCTGACATCGATCACGCAGAACGGCGTGCAGACC